CACCAAATGTATCTCATGAGACACCAAGTGTAGCGGAGGGTGAGGAATGACCTCCACTAACTACGCTGAGCGGGTGGGTGAGGATGCCGAGACACTGGCTATCAGTGCGGAGCAGCCAGCGCACAACAAGAAAGCACCAGACCCAACCGCCATACGGTTTTTAAGGGTCATGGGGCTAATGCCAAAGCAAGATACTGCCGCAGCCAGGAAGCGCAGGAGGATCTTCAAGATGCTGCAAACAGACACCATCGAGCTTCTTGATGAGGTTGCCCACCTAAATCAAAACACGATCTGGAAGTAATCAAGCACTTAGGAGATAGGCTTAGACAAAAAGTGACGGGTCTTGAACCCATTTTACATGCTTTACAGTGTACTTGTGGCTATATAAATCAAGCACCTGGCGATGTGTGGGGATGCGTGTTTTGATACTCGGCACCAAAGTCGGCACCAAATTAGGGCGCATCCAATGTAGCTACAGGCGATTGCCATGAGTCATAGCCGTCACGAACCGCTGTCACTTTGATGTTAACCGAAGCCGTGTTGACCGGGGGTGATGGTATTGCGGGAGACTCGCTGCCCATTGTGTAGGTATTCACAGCCCCCACATTGTCAGTCCACCAGATAGACGACTCGGTGGTGTCAACAAGAGTTGAGTAAACATCTATGCGGTACGTTGTCCCTGCCTCTGGGCCGATGTCAGTGTCCGTGTAATCGTAAAGATTGCCGTCAGTCTGCTGAAGCCTGTCACGATGCGCCCATGTGATAACGTGATCAGCAGACCATACGTTAGCCGGGCTTGCACCAAGCTCAGGGTAAGAAACAGAGTCAATCTGCAAATCCCCAGGCGGGTAGGGCCTAATGGCCCTTGAATCCATTGTCACGGTTTCTTCAGTCGCGTCTGCGAGGGCAAGCAACGAGCTGCCCTCTGCTGTTCTAATCTTAACGTCGATGACCTCAGCCGCCGTGTATTGCTCATTATCAGATACAGCAAATCCGTCTATGAACTTGATGTAGGTATCCGATGGGCTTGCAATGGTGTGGGGCTGCGGGACGGTATCAAGAACCCCTCGCCCAACAGTAACGGACTCAACAGCGCCACCACCATCAAGGTTGATGGAGTCAACACGTACAAGCTCATTACCTATCTGAGCAAGCCCGCCAACTGTCACAAGGTCAATGTCTTTGCCTGTATCAATATTGATAACCGTGTCGGTAATGCCAACATCAGCGGTCACTAAGGCGTAAGGGTGAAAGTCCATTGATGCTGAGTCGATATACCCGCTCCCTGTGTCAACGTAAACACTAGCGTTTAGCTCGTTGCCTTGCCTCCCACCCGATGCCAGCAAAAACCCCGCATCCGCATCATCCGTAAGTATGTCGTTTGCATCGCGCTCGCCAATCTCCTGTACCAAAAGGTAATAGGGCGTCTCAGTTACCACCCTGGCAACAGCATCAAGCGGGTCTGCTGCCGTTGGGTCTATCCAGACTTCAGGGTTTGTAGCCACAGTGGATGAAAGAGGCGTTGAGAATACATCCTGTATGGCCGTAATATTTACGGCGTTGTTAATGCCATCGCCATAATCGATCTCATTAACTCGCATTGCTGTTGTGTTTATATTCAAGTCAGGCCAGTCTAGGTAAAACACATCCCCAACATTGAGAGGAGCTGCTGCGCGGCTTGCTGTAACTGAGCAAGATAGCAGGGGTGTAGATAGTGCTTTAAGGTCTCTTGCCGCGACCTTTGATGCTGTGTCCCTGCTGCTAAAGCCAGGGTATTGCAGGGTTGTTGATATCTCAACTCCCTGAATCTGTCTCAGAGCCTCGTTGTGCAGCGTAACGGATGCGTCCTCATCAGAAGCTGGATTCCAATACACGACAGATACTGAGTTTGTAAGCTCAGATACCGTTGGTCTGCTGGCATTAGATACGCTTGATACATTGGTTTCGTCTAGCGTTATTGTTGGAACCTTAGCCCTGATTAGCTCTAGAACAAACTTACCTGTCTCCCTCGAAACATACAAAACAGCGTCAATATGAGAAAGAATAACGCCAATGAAATCTTCAATAGGCTGCTCTCTTTCCCATAAAATCGATATCCCCATGCCCTCTGCTTTTAATGCAGTTGCTGCGGCCAAAAACGATACGTCATCAACATCAGAGTCTGCATACCCCATACCCCAAGTGTTATCGGTAAGGCATTCACGGATGATGTGGGCTGGGTTCATGTCTTGGCACCCATCGCAATTCTCACCGTCTTGATTAGCAAGAAATGCAGCAATCAATTCATCGCAAGAGACAGGGGCGCCAGTTATATAGATGCCAGCAGCAAGTCCATAGTAGCCGTAAGAAATTAAACTTTTTTGCGTTGAGTATGGAGCGAAATAACCACCTACAAGGTCCTTTCTTACAAGGTCATTTAATCTATAGCTAACAGACGCAACGTAAACTGTTTGGCTATCACTGATGACATCTTTTCTGTAAACGCCATCTTTTTTGTGCCACAGGCAGATAGACCCAACCATGTTTACCGCAAGATCACGATAAAGGTCCGGCAGGGTCCCAGCCCCGTCCACCTCGTAACCTGCGGTGGCCGTTGGCTCTCCAAGAGCCAGTGACCACTCCATGATTGCCCAATCCTCAAATGGTACAGATGAGCTGTCAAGGTCAATGGTTCCAATAATGGTTACAGGGTTAATTCCTGGAGTGGCTCTATTTTCAGGCGTCAGCGTCCCAATGGTGCACTCAATGCGGAAAGTGGCGGTTTTGCTTGATGCATCAACAGACATCCGCAGAAGGTAGGATGTCGCGACGAATGATGTTGTCGCATTATTATATGATAGCCATGTAACCGCCCTTTTATCGTACAGATCAACCGTACCGCCGCCCTCACTAAGACTTGCCGTGCCATTCTCTTTGAAGAACTTAACACCTGTTATCGTGTTGCCCTCCGCGACAACATCGCCACTAGGTATCTGAAGCCATGGGAAGTTCGTCGCCTTTGATATCCTTAATGCAGCGTACTTTCTTTGAGCATTCCCAGCGCAGTCGTCAATGATATTGTCCATGACGCCAGACAGCGTTATAGCGTTTGAAGCTCCACCAGTTGATGTTGTTGTCCTGCTAAGCGCAATTGATAGATCGCCATCGAATGCTAGAGGAAAACCGAAAAGCGTACTTGCCAATGCGGTGTTTTCTGCGGTGTCCGTTATTCCTGCATCAAGGTTTAGACCGGCAACGCCAAACGTATCTGATAGATAGTTATCTAACGAGTCGCACACAGCCTCGCAGCTAGACTCACCAACACGCTCAAGCCCTGCAAGGCCGCTTTCCCACTGGACATCTCCACCAGAAGTCAGCTCAACACGCGAAGCCTTGAACTTCCAAGGCTTTAGATAGGGGTTGTTACCCATATAAACTTGATTCAATACCGCCATCGCAACGCCACGAAAGGCGGGGATTTCGGTCCCAAGCTGGGACTGTAGATAGGTATTCTGAGTCTGTGTTGGGAGGCCCATTTCAATATCAACAACGCCAGACACCCCGCCCTCACGCTTTTCTCCGCCGAATAGCTCAGGTGCCGAGATTGTGATAGGACCTCCTTCAGCGAAGCCGGACCACGCAACGCGCCGGTCTACCTGAATCTCAGTGATAGCGTCAACCGGGCCATGGCATAGGCCAATGTGTGAGCCAAGGTAATATTTATAGCCAACAGTTGTTGATTTACTGCCCCCGGACATGCGCTACCACCTTTGAAGCCATTGCATCATTAAGACCTTCAAGAACGTCGCAATCGATGCCATTTCTTAGAAAGTCATGCCAGTCCAGATTGTGCTTTTTAAAAAATGCCCTGGCACCCTTGGCGCACATCTTGCAGGCTCTGACATCGCGCATCGTTACTTTCATTTACTTTTTACCGCCTTTGACTTTAATCGGCGTTGTTCGTAAGTCACCGTACCAAACCACGTTGCCATGAACGTAGCGGCATCCAAACAAAACGCCAAGCTCTTTTCCGTCCTCGGCTGTTGTGACTTTTATTTCTGAAAGACCCGCTGGCGGCTGAGTCTGTGGCTTTGGCCGGAGGACATAGGAAACGATAAGGTTTATCGCTACCGTTGCGAGAAATTGCCACATTACGCAATGCTCCCGTTTACTGAGTTGGCAAATGGGTTTTTATCTGGGATAAATGGGAACCCGCCAAAGTTCACAAGGTTTGAGAACTTATCGGCACAGTCTGTCGTGTTGTGTTGGCAGCCAGGGTAAACCGTAACAGCGATACCGCCGCCGATTGTCAATCCGTTAAACTGACTAAGCAATGTGATTGTCGTCCCGTCCTGACCTAGGATATACCGCTGCGTTCCGTCACTTAGCTTAATAATCCCGCCAACAAGGCTAGGCGGCTCTGGCGAGCCAAAGGTTAGCGTTAAATTAAACCCAGCCTCAGCCGTGATGGTTGCAGAAAACGCAAAAGATGCAGGGTCTACACCACAAGCTGCGGAATACAGCGCATGTCGGCAGCCCTTCTGATACCTCGCACGATTACCTGGACGCCTCATTGACGTAAAGATGTCCTCACACTCAATATCTACCGAATCACCTGTAGCCTGCGCTGACGCCACCCTCCCACGCCAATAAACCTGAGCCGCAGAAAAATCGTCAGGGTCATGCGCTCTGTATATCGTGACCGATGTTGTCTCCTCTGGGACCTTACCCAAAAATAACTGCGCGAAGGTGTTGGTTCTTGGTAGTCCAATCTTGATTCCATTCTTTGCCATTTCTCCAGATTGCTGGATGTTGGAGGCGCTAATCGGTGCGGGAGTCCATGTTCCTTCGCTGTCGGATATGAAATAGGAGGCGGTTGTATATCGGTATGTTGTGGAGCCGACGACAAACTGGAATTTATATACCGGCTTGCCGTCTTGGGTTGATGCCTCGAATGTTGCGTAGGTCATGGGACGGGGACCTCCCTGCAAGGCACTGAAATAACCGAGCCAGCTCCGTTCTCGTGAGTAATCTCCACGCGGTCAGTGTCTAGCCGTGAACATATAAGGTAGGAGATGCGCTCTGCATCACTAACAGGAACACTGGAATCAATCGTAAGCTCGACAGTCGGCCTGCCACCTACATCTGTCCCTGCGGCAGAAGCCGTAACCTGTCTTTGGTACTTAACTCCACCAGACACTATCTCTATGTCATAGCCTGATGGTCTTGAGAGTATGTCGTTAAAAACAGTGACCGTAGTGCCTGAGATAGATGAAACCTCTAAATCCTTTGCATACGTTGGCATCCAGAAAGCCTTTTGCCGACCCTTGCGCGAGTGAAGCCACTGCCTTAGTGCATAAAGCTCCGTCTGGTTGAATAGATGCCAGCGCATCTGGTACGTGCAATCAATCAAGTCTCTGCCCCGGATATACTCCATGTCGCCAACAGAGCTTCCAAACTGAGAAACAGGGAACGCTTCGGTTTCGGTAAACGTCCCGGAGGAAATGACAGGAACGTCTGTCATTAGGTCATTGTCACGATAGGTAGGATAAGCTGACGCGGATATGTCGTAATCATCCGAAAGAATGAAAGTGATTGCGCCGCTGTTGATGTTCTTTGGCTGTCGCTCCACAGAAAGCCCCTCTGGGCTATCCCCCCTCCACACAGGCATGATGTATGGCGTTGTGTAGTTTCCAGCCACATCTCCTGTCAGTACGTTCTCAGGACTTCCCTGCGTGACCGTAATTACCTCGTATTTATAAACGGACTCCCATATCAAAGCAGAGTCTCCGTACTGAACAGAGGATAGGTCAGTAGAAATGGCAACATCGGAGCCTGCGGTTATTGATGAGACAGTCGCCGCCTGAGTCCAATCAGGCACCCAAAACCCATCACCGCCCTGGGCGTTCCTTATCAACGTGCGCGCATAATTCGCGTCATAGTCATTCAGGTAGTGTGCAAACTGAAAAGACCGCCTTGGCTGGGTTCGCAATGCAATGCGCTGCTCAGATGCCTTAGCCCTGAATACGTCAGTGGACCACTCAAGACCCTCAATGATCGTCAGTCGAGGCTTAAACGGCCATACTCTACGAGTCATGCTGTAGCTAATGCCCTGACGGTTGCCTGGTTGCGCCGGATATGGGCCAAAATCACGCGCTCACCAGTCTTGCCGCCAAGCCACTTCTCAATTTCACGATCACCCAAGGCAGCAACAACGCTAGTTACCCCGCCGCCAGATGATTGTGACTGATGAGCCGGAATGATATTTCCAGAGGTATTCGGGACAAACATCTCAGGCCCTCGCTCTCCCACCATGTAGGCGGAGGACGGGGAAACCGGGCCGCCGTTAGCCCTAGCACCACCAAATAGCCCGCCAAAGAAACCAGTAACACCACCAGTGAATGTGCCGCCATTAAACAGGCTTGCTATACCAGCCTGCGCCGCCTGTGCTGCTATGTTGACCAATAGTGACTTGAATCTTTCCTCAAGGCGGTCAAGGTCAGAAAACAACTGAGTCAGTGCGCCAGCACCAAATATGCGATCAAAAGCCTCTGCCTGGCTCTCTGCATTTTCCTTGATACTTGACTGAACGCGCTTTGCTTTCACCTCTATCTCTGGAAGTATATCGTCGTAATACTTCTCTGTAAGGCGGCGCATGGCCTCGTTCTTTTCTTCCTCGGTTGCTGTGGCGCTGCTGATGATTATATTTCTGCGTTCTTCGTAAGCCGCAGTTAGCGCCTCATTCTCCGTCATCAGATAGCTTTGAACGTCACGGAATCGACGCTCATCATCTTCTTTAAGGTCGGCAATTAACCGATCATTCTCAGCGCGAACCTTGTCATAGTTCTTGGAGAAGTCTGTGGGCTT